CTGGTAAGATGGGTTTAAATATTAGCGAAGAAGATCTAACTCAAATTGCTAAGAGAAGCAAAGGTACTCCAAGAATTCTAAATGCTAGATTAATGTGGTATAAAAGTTTTAGTAATTTTCATAATAATCAAAGTCCGGACATTAATGAAGTATTTAAAAGTCAGGGAATTGATAGCAATGGATTAGATCTTTATGACAGAATGTATCTAGAAATACTGTCTAAAAATAAGCATAATCCTATTGGACTTAAGAGTATATCATCTCTCACTGGTATTGCTATAGAAACAATAGAGAATAGCATTGAACCCTTTCTGATTCGTATGGGGTATGTAATACGTACTCAAAAAGGAAGAGTGCTTGGCAAGTTCGATCTTGTAGATTGATAATAGTCAAGCATTTTTAGGGGTCCAAATGTGATTTCCGATAGAGATATTGTTTTTATAGTGGGCATAGGAATACTAATTGTATCTTACGTTATAGTATTTATATTAGGCCTAATTATAGGTAGATTATGGTCTAATGTAGGTGTATATAATAATAGTCCAATAAGTAAAAAACCCTCATCATTTTTTGATAAAGAGGTCAAAAAGTCAATATCAATTGATGAGACTAAATTTGTTGGTGATATAAAAACAGAAGGATTAGAGAAAAAGTATACTAGTATTGCAGAGGAAAAAACTACTACAAGTGATATACAAACATCTATTGACAAACTAAAAAATATGAAAAAATAAACTAATGAAAATTTGTGGAATTTATCAAATAATAAATATCAGAAATAATAAAATATATATAGGTCAATCTATAGATATTAGAAATAGATTTATTAGACATAAATATCAGTTAAATAAAAATGTTCATAAAAATAAAAAACTACAACGAGCTTGGAATAAATACGGAAATCGTTCTTTTCAATTTCAAATTTTAATAGAATGCGATAGAGAAAATTTGAAGAAGTTAGAAAAACAAGAAATAGAAAAAATTCCTGAAAATGATAGATATAATATTAGTAAAAACTATGACAATCTTTATGGAAAAAATAATCCTTTTTATGGTAAGAATCATACCGATGAAACAAAGAAGAAGCTATCTCTGATAGGAAAAACTCGTGTAGGACCAAAAAATTCTAATTATGGTAATAAACAGTCAATAGAGACTAGAATAAAAACTGGACATAATAAAAAAACAAAACTTAATCAAAAACAAGTAGAAAAAATCATACAAGAAAAAAATAAAACACATCAAGAAATAGCTATTTTATATGGCGTGTCAAGAAGTGTTATCACAAGAATCAAAAATGGCACGAGATGGGCTTTAATAACAAATATTAATGGAGATTTATTATGAGCGGAAAAGGGTTGGATGTTGGTACAAGCTACATTGTACTATCTCAAGAAAGTGATAGTAATATTATCTATAAAGAATTTAGAGATGCTTTTTATGTTATTAAGCCAACAACACCAGTAGCCACAAAGATGATAGAAAAAGGTCTTGCTGGTAAAGTATTCATCAAAGATACTGATGGATCATTTATTCTTCTTGGTAAAGACGCTATAGAAAAAGCTATAGAAAGAAATGATACGGCAAAAAGACCGATGTTTCGTGGCGTCGTTTCTGCTAAAGAGAAAGATGCCAAGCGGGTGCTGGCCTTTATTTTAAAAGAAGTGGCTGGAAAGGCCGACCATGAGGGCGAGAACCTAGTATTCTGTGTACCGGCTCAACCAGTAGATCAAGAAGATGATGATTTTGATGTTGGATATCATGAAGATATTGTAAAAACAATTTTATCTGAATGTGGATATAATGCAAGATCTATAAATGAAGCAGAAGCTTTGTGTTATGCAGAACTAGATAACGATGATTATACAGGAATAGGTGTTAGTTGCGGTGCTGGTATGACGAATGTTTGCGTTATGTTAAACGGAGAACCAACAGTTGTATTTAGTACAACAAAATCTGGAGACTGGATTGATAGGATGAGTGCTGTAGCCACAGGCGAACCAGATAGTGTTGTTCAAGTAGAGAAAGAGGGTGGTGGTTTTACTATTGGTGAACATAATGATAATCCTATATTAGCTGCTGTATCAGCATACTATGAAAGATTGATAGACTATACAACAAAACAATTATCATCTGCATTAACCAACCATAAATCTCTTCCCAAGTTTAAAAATCCACTTTCTATAGTAATAGCTGGTGGAACATCACAAGCAGATGGCTACGTAGAAATATTTAAGAAAAAATTAGAAGATAACAATTTTCCACTATCAATTAAAGTAGTCAGACATGCTTCGGATCCATTACACGCAGTAGCAAAAGGATGCTTAATTGCATCAAAGATTTTATAATGTTCAGTTTTCTTAGAAAAATTAGATTTGCCATAAGATCACCTAAGTGGTCTCAGGTAAGAAAAAAACATCTTGAAAAACAAAATAGCTGTCAATTCTGCGGCAATACGAAGAATCTAGAAGTTCATCACATAATCCCAGTACATGTTAATTCAGAACTTGAACTAGATCCAACAAATTTAATTACATTATGTGATAAAAATTGCCATTTACTAATTGGCCATTATATGAATTACAAAAGCTGGAATTCAAATGTTGTTAATGAATGCTCTATAATGCAAGATAAAATAAGAAATAGAAAATATTATTGATGTGTATTATATTGGGGAGATATTTTATGAAACATATCTTAATATTAATCTTAGCTATTCTATGTACCACTTCTTTCGCAGGGACTAGAGATCCAGAAAAAAGTGATGAGCAATATATTAGTTATGGATCAGAATTTAATTATGTTTTAAGAATAAAATGCGTAACAGATAAAGGTTTAGTATATTATGCTTCGGCAACAGCATTAGATGATAATTGGATATTAACAGCAGCCCATGTTGTCAAACATGCCGTATCAGTACAGGTTATACAGGGTAATACCTTAATCAATATTGATAATATCATACCCCATAAAGATTTCTTGGAAGCAAGATATGGTTACTATGATATAGCTTTGTGTCATGTAGAAAAACCCTTTAAATTGACATTTTATCCTCCATTATATAACAATAAAGACGAAGTAGGAAAAATATGTTCTATATCTGGGTATGGAGCATATGGAACTTTTGAAACTGGAATAGCAGGAAGCGATGGCAAACGGAGAGCGGGGTCTAACAAGATAGAATTTATAGATAGACACCTATTAGTCTGCACTGCATCAAGACCCAACGCGAAGGATAATACCGATTTAGAATTTGTAATAGCTAATGGAGATAGTGGAGGAGGATTATTCATAGAAAACAAAATAGCTGGAGTAAATTCTTGTGTTATGGCAGTAGATAAGAAAACTGATTCAAACTACGGAGACGAGAGTGGACACACAAGAGTTAGTTCTTTCGTAGATTGGATATTAGAGAATAAGAAGTAATAGTATAATCCACCCCGGCTGCATAATTAGTAAATCAAAACATCATGTCTGTCAAGTTACAAAAATTAATTCCTTTCCTTGACAAAAAACCTTCGGAGTAGTATAATATGGCGCTAAGGAGATATGTTCGATGAGCGATAATGAAGATAGAAAAATTCAAAGAAAACAGAACCTACAAAATAATCGTCATTTAAGCAAGCCGGAAAATGACGAAGAATATACTAGATATAAAAAAATCAAACAAGAAATTAAAAACAAAAAACAAGAAATTGACGACGAAGAGAATTGGGAGTATTGGAAAGAATATTACAAATGAAATTTCTTGAAGATTTACCTAATGGAGATTGTTTTAGATTAGATGATAGTTTTTTTATTGTAACATCTGATTTTAAACTTGGAAAACATGTACAGTCTAGAAGTTGTGTTTCTTTAAAAGACGGCTCTTTCAGATGGATTAATGCAAATTCAATGGTCGAAGAATTGCCTATATTTTCTTTGGATAAGGATAGCAATATTATACCAATTAAGGAAACTAAAAAAGATGATCTCTCTAAGTAAAATTTTTAGATTTCTGAAAGCATTATATTTTCATATAGGATACGGATTACCAAAATGTACACAGGAAGAAATTAATAAAAGATATGCTATCTGTCTGGACTGTGAGTTTTATGATAAAGTAGGACATCAGTGTCTACAATGCGGATGTAATATAAGCCAGAAGAAAAAATTCTTAAATAAATTAGCATGGTCAGATCAACACTGTCCCATAAACAAATGGCAAAAAGAGATTTAACATGAAAATAAAAACAAACTACAGTATGCCCAGTATTGATTCAGTTAATGCGAATATATTCGATTCAGTAGAGTCTGCCATCAGCCTATCTTCTTCATCTGTAAATATTTTTATCCCTAATGTTTGTCCGATAGGAGAGGACAATGTTAGTAGTTTTTCAAAAGAACTATATAGAAGATTTCCAATAGTTGAAGCTAGTTTAAATGTTACATCTCATAAAAAACCAGGAAGAGTAGCCTTTGTAGATGTAAAAGTTAATAGTAAAAATAAATCTAGAATTATTGTAGGTAATATGTTTTGCCAGACACAAGCTAGAAAACCAAAAAGAGCTTTACATTACGGTCAGCTTGTTTTTGCTATGTATGAAGTCAAGCAAAAATTATTGGAACTTCAAAAAAATGCTCCAGATTTTACTAATGAAATACATTGTCCCAAAATGGGGGTTGGCATAGCTGGAGGAAACTGGAATTTTATTTCCGATCTAATTGTAGATATTTGGGGCGACTTTAGAGTAGTAGCATATAATCATCTAATAGAAAGATAAAATGGTAGATTTTATTGTATTTTGCGCTATCTTAATTGGCATATTTAATGGACTATCCAAACTAAATGTTTCTAATGGTGGCGGATATAAGAAATGTGACAATCTATTAGAATTCTTATTTTTTAACAACAACAAATGAACAGACTTAAAAATCAGAGAGTGTATTTGGCCGGTGCTATGGATCGCGTTGCAGATAGGGGCGCTACTTGGAGAGATAACATAACTCCGTTTTTAGAAAATCTTGGAGTTGTCGTATTTAATCCAATTAGCAAACCAACAGATATTGGCATGGAAGATCATGATTCTCATATGATCAAAACTAAGCTAAAGAAACAAATGAGATATGATGAATTATCTCAGATGATGAAGACTATTAGAGCTGTAGACTTACGCTTGGTTGATAGAAGTGATTTTCTCATAGTCAATCTTGATCTAGATGTTCATCCCTGTGGAACTCTAGAAGAATTATTTTGGGCCAATAGACAAAAACGCCCTATCATAATTCATATGGAACAGGGCAAGCAAAATGCTCCCGACTGGCTGTTTGGAACAATACCTCACCAAATGATTTTTTCTACATGGGAAGAAATCAAGAACTATTTGCTTCATATAAATAGCTCAGAAAACATAGACACATATAAAAGATGGTATTTTTTTACTGAGTAATAATAATGCAAAAAATCATAAATGAAGATAAATTAAATTTTGATGACGTTTTAATAGTTCCACAACGATCAACACTGACCAGTAGATCAGAAATTAATCTAGATAGAACTTTTTATTTCTATCATTCACCAAGAATTTGGACAGGCGTTCCTATAATGTGTGCTAATATGAGTTTTTGCTCATTTGAGATGGCGAAAGCTGTCGCAAAACATCGAATGATAGCCTGTTTACATAAATACCATACTGTTCAACAATTGTATGATTATTTTACACAGTATCCAGATAATATAGATTATACCTTTGTTTCTATAGGATACAAAAAAGCCGATCTTAATCATTTATTAGAACTTAAAGAAAAGCTTAATAAACAGCCAAATATTTGTATCGATGTTCCAAATGGACACATGGATGTATTTGTGAAATATTGCAAGAAAGTTCGAGATAATTTTCCAGATTCTATCATAATAGCTGGCAATGTTACCAATACTTCATCTACACAAGAACTAATAATATATGGTGGGGTTGATATTGTTAAAGTTGGTATAGGTGGAGGTAGTGCGTGTACCACAAGATTTCTTACAGGATGTGGTGTTCCTCAATTATCGGCATGTTTAGAAAACTCGTATGTTGCTCATGGGCTTCAAAATGGATCCAAAAAATTGGGATTAGTCTGCTCGGATGGAGGACATAAATCTGTTGGAGATGTTTGTAAAGCACTATGTGCCGGTGCTGATTTTGTTATGCTTGGTGGATATTTTGCTGGTAGTGATCCGTGTGAAGGAGAATGGGAATTAGGAGGATCTTATTCAACAGAAGTCCAATCTGGAAAAAAAACAAAAGGACGATTCACTTACTACGGAATGAGTACTCACCATGCTCAGGATATATTTGATGATGGCAAAAAAGACTATAGTGCTTCTGAAGGAACAAAAATTGTTGTTCAATACAAAGGATCTTTAGATAAAATAGTTCAAGTATTACTTGGAGGTATCAGATCATGCTGCTGCTATATAGGA